GCTGGTGCGCCTCGATCAGCTCCAGTGACAGCGGGGTGCGGCCCTGCCCCATCGGCTGCCGCACGATCCTGATCAGGCATTCGCCCGACTCCGGCAGGCTGCCGGCGATCATCATCTCGAAGCCGTGGAAACTCAGCCGCCCCGCCACGTCGCAGGTATCCGGCCGGCAGAAGCGGCGCCAGGCCACCTCCATGATCCGGTTGCGGCGCACGTCCTTCTCGGTGCCGTTCGCCTTCAGGATCTGGCCCTGCATCTGGATCCCACGCGGCCCCACCACGTTGATCTGAGTGGTCCGCTTGGCTTGGCGGGCATAGGGGTTGTCCCTGACCAGTTGGTGGCAGCGGTCGCGCAGCACCTGCAGGCTGACGCGCAGCTCGGCGTCTGCGGATGTGGTTGGCGCCACCAGGTCATGGAGCAACCGGTTGCGCCGGGCGCCCTCGAACATTCGCTGGCCCTGCTGCCGGCCGTGCCGAGTGGTCAGGATCTGCCGCTGCAGCCAGGATCGAACACCCATCAGCCCACCCCCGTGAAGCGCACATAGAGCCGGCGCGGATCGCCGAGGCCTTGCGCGATCATCTCGGCGCGTTGCTCGCGGGCGACTTCAGCCTTGAGGCGGTCGCGCCATTTGATCAGCTCCGCCAGGTCGGCGCGGACCACCTTCCGGCCACCGTTGCCCAGGCTGCCGATCTGGTACTCCTGCGCACCCGTGGTCAGGGCGCGGATGGCCTCTTCAACCGCCTCCAAATCTTTCTGCGCCTGGCTGCGATCATCGAAGGCGCCGGGTGTGCCGCTGAATGCCAGGCTCTTGCGGACGGTCAAACTGCCGCGGCCAGTGGTGAGCGGGGCGCCGCTGACCGTGGAGACGATCTGCAGCTCCCAGCTGCCAGAGGTCATCGCCGCGGTGGTCTGCGCGGTGAGATTCACCCGCCAGCCGTCGTCCGTTTCGGTGGCCACCGCCTCGATACCGGCGCCAGCTGCTGCAGCGCGGAACCACACGCGAACGGCAGTGGCGTCGGGGTGGACGCGGGATTCGACCCAGCTGGTTAGATCGCCTTGGTAGAGCTCCAGCGGTTGGGTCATTTGAGCACCGTGAAACTCCGGGCCTTTCGTGGCGCGGCCTGCTGGTCTAAGGCTACGGAGGCCGCCAATTGCGCCGCCAGCTGGTCCCACATGGTGGCGCGGTTGTATCTCCGGCTCACCAGCTGCATCGCGGCATAGGCGTACCGGGTGCAGTCCCCCGCCTCATCCCGCATTCCGGTCGGGCAGTCCCAGTGGTATTCCCGGCCACGGCTGCCTTTCTTTGGCATGCGCTTCCACGGGAACAGCTCCGCTAGGAACTGATCGGTCGAGGCCTCGCCCAGGTGCAGATACCCAGGCCCGGGGAGCTCGTTCCGCAGCCGGCCCTGTAGGTGCGAGACGCTCGTTTCGTACCCGACCCGATACAGCAGCAGGCCTTTTTTCTGCACCGGCTGATTCTTCCGGTTGATGTCCACCGGCGTGCCGCGGCCCACCAGTGGCTTGCCTTTGGCGCCATCACCACGCACCGGCACCCACAGGCCGCCCTGCTTTCGGCACCAGTCCCTGATCTCCTGTGTCGAGTGGCCGCCTTCGTCGATGGCACCCATCGCCAGGGGCACCTCAGCACCATCCTCCCGCCGCCATTTCGTCGCGGCGATCCGCTCCAGTTGCTCCAGCGTTTCCTTCTGCTGCGGGTCGCCGTCGATCTCCCAGTGGCCCAGGTGCCAGCCCTCCTCGCTGCGGCCCCAGCCCCACACCGTCACCACCACCCGCTCGTCAACCGATCCGCCGCCGCCCTGGGTGTCCACGCCGATCGTCACCATCAGCACGCCATTGGGCACGGTCCCGGCCGGGTAGCCGTTGCCGCCCTCGATGTTCTTGCGCCGCTCCGCCAGCCCGTCGCAGGTGAGCTTGCCGGCGATGCTGTCTTCCCAGGGGATCCCCAGCACGGTGTTGTGGTAGGTATGCATCGGGTCGGTATCACCCCGGCGCATTGCCTCCAGTGCTTCCTGGTACTCACTGATCAGCTTCGACCACACCGCCCCGGCGTGGTAGCTGTACGCCGCCCAGATGTACTGGCTCTCAACTGCCGGCTCACCCTCGGCCGTCAGCGCTTGCTGTGAGCGGTCCAGGCCCAGTGGGCAGGCCCAGCCGCCGTGGGCGTCCATCTCCCGCAGGGAGGTGTAGCGGATCGGCTCCTTGCAGTTCTCGCACTCGAAGGTGCCGGCGTCGGGGCCCTCCTTTGCCATCGCCTCCCACCGCAGCGGCTGGTAGTGGTTGCAGTGCGGACACGGCAGATGGCGGTACTGCTGATCACCGCGCAGGAACCACTGATGGGTCTTGTCGTTCGGGAAGATCGGCGTGCCGCCGATGATGACTTTCGGATTCCAGGAGGTCTCTGTACGGCGAATGCCCAGCTTGATCTGGCAGCCCTCGTTGATCCGGTCGTAGGCAGACGGTTCCTCAAAGATCACCACCGGCCGCTCCTTGCGCCGGAATGACTTGCCGCTCTTGGCGTTCACGATGTCGATCAGTGCGCCATTCGTGAGCTTCTTCAGCAGGATGGTGTTGGTCGCCGTGCCGCGGGATTTCGACTCCGACAGCAACCCACCCAGGCAAGGCGTGTCAGCGAACAGGTCGCTGATGTCTTCCTTGCTGTACTCCTCGGCGTCCTTCTCGATCGGCTGCACCACCATCACCTTCGATGGTTTCCAGTGGGCGTAGTACTGCACCGCGCCGATCTTCACCGACTCGGACCAGCCGACGCGGGCGGACTTCATGCACACGAAGATCGGCACCCGCCGCGAGGCGAAGGCGTAGAACCAGTAGGCCTGATACGGCCGGGTGATCCATGGGCCCTTGCTCGCCGCGTTGCCCGTCACGTGGCCGTAGGTGTCGGCGTACTCCACGCCGCTGAGCACCGGCCTGGGGCGGAAACACTCGGCAATCCCTGCCGCCAGGGCCGGTACGTCTCGGGTGATCATTCCTCTTCCTCCTGATCCATGCGCCAGTCCGCCACGGCGGTGAGTACCTTGGCCACCAGCCGCTCGATCATTTCCTCGTCGCTGATCGACAGGTGCGGCAGCTGCTGCTTGATCTGCTTGGGCAGCGCCTCCAGCTGGTTCTTCAGGGTCAGGGCGATGGCCATCTGCGCCTGCTCCACGTCGGCCTTGTAGACCAGCTCGCCGGCTTTTTGGCGGCGGTCGAGTTCGGCGATCAGGCGTTTTTCGCGCTCGTGCCAGGCGCGTTCTTCGTTGTAGTCTGGGGTTTCGGTGGGGTCGGGGGGCGGTTCAGATGTTGACGGTTCGGTTAATGGCTGCTCCGCGGCTGAAGATGCCGGCGACTGCCCCCAGCTCAGCAGTCCCAGCCCTGTTGGCTCAGGACTTTGCAGCGGTTTTGATTTTTGCGAGGCCTTTTGCCGTCTGCTGTTTTTTGCATATTGCTGCAGTCCTTCCGTTTTTTCTATGAATGTTTTTCCGTTTTGCACCGATAAAGCCGTGATTAGCTTATTGTCAATGGCTTGCTTGATAGCGCTGCGGCTAACGCCAGTGAGTCTTGCAAATTCGGCCTGAGTGACTAGCACGTTACACAGCTAACAGCGTTATTTCTTTGATCACTTTGCGGCAACCGTCGTAATCACCAGTTGCGAGCATTTTCTGGTAAAGACTGCGATAAGCCATGATTGCCCACCCTTTGACAGCGCTTGCATCTGGATTGCCTGCTGCTGCCAGGTGTGTTTTGACCGATGCCATAATTTTATTGGCATCTGCATCTGGATAGTTCTGCTCAAGCGCCTCACGCACTTGATGCTCTGAAGCGCCAGTCAGCAGCCAATCGACAACGGCCAGGGCTGGCGGCGGTTTTTGTTGGAGCGCGGTGGATTCAGCCTTGGTCATTCCACCAGCCTGCGATTTCTTTGCTGGTCAGATCAGCGACCTTTTTGTCTTGCCGGGCCCAGATTTCGTCCATGACGCCGGACAGGAAATTACAGAGCTCGGGATCGTGGCCAACTTGGAAGCTCTCCAGCCGCGGGTTTTGGTTGAGGTTCATTGAGGACCGCAGCGCCACTTGCCAGCCATCGTTTGTGATCGTGCAGAACTTGGCGTGCGTGCGGGTGACGCGGATGGCGTCGGCGCCGAACTTCGCCCTGATCTCTGCCGCCAGGCTGGGGCATCGCCGCATGAAAGTCATGTCCACCAGCCATCGGCACGAGCGGATAGCGCCACTGCGCAGCAGCTCCAGCATCCGCGACACATCGCTGTTTGCTGCCGTCCAGGTGCTGATCGACAGATCGGCTGGCCCTGTTTTTTCCAGGATCGCTTCGATCATGTCCGTCAGGCTGAACTGGCCTTTGGTCAGGCCGAACAGCTCGCACCCGTCGCGCTCCAGGGTTGCGACTGCCGCGGCGGCACATTCAATCCTGCGGAGGTCCATGATCTCGCGCTTGGGGATTGGCCGCTTCACGACCGCTTGGCTGATAATCGAGGGGTTGACAACCGGTTCTGACTTGGCCGCAAGCAAGGGGTTGGGGCCAGCGCCGAGATCCAGCGGGGGGATGGCACTCAGAATGTCTAGCTGCATGGCCGTTTAGTTAACAACCGCATCTTAACAGCTTAACGACCCAGGCGGGGACTGGGATTTGGGGGATTTGGCGGCCGCGAGACGCACGCAAAACAGTAAAGAAAGTTTCAGAACCGTTATCGCCAAAAAGAGGCACCTTCGCATACACCCGGCGCGGCTTTTTCCACAGAGGACCCGCGCCATTATCACGCTACCGTTATGGCCGCATAGCCCAGCCATCACCCGCCCTCACCCGAACCCAGCCCGCCTCAGCTCGCGCTCCAGCCTGCTCCTGATCAGCCGGGGATAGGTGCGGTCAATCTCTTCATTGAGTAGCCGCACGATCGGGAAGCGCCGCTCATGGTTGGGTGCATCGTCAAGCACCATGAAGGCCGTCTCCACGTCGCGGCTGTCACCGCCAGGCGGGCGGTAGAGGATCGCCCGACCTGATCGCGACATAAAGAACTGGCCAGCCTGGGCACGCTTGCGCTGCGACCGTGCGCTGTTGCTGGCGTTCATGTAGGACAGGCTGCCCTGATAGGCCTTGAGCTGACTCAGCACCATCGACATGGTGCCGCGTGGCACGTTGCCGTATGGGTCGCCCTGCCACTCGCGACGGGGCACGATGTACTGGCCGCGGCCGATGGCCCCAGCGCCGCGCAAAACCGACTCAGAGCGCTTGTGCGAGCGGTCCCCACCACGGGCCATGGCTGAGAGGTACTTGCCGGCTGGCGTGCCCTTGGCAGCGAACTGCTTAAAGCCCACCTCAGCCCGCATGCGGTTGGGGTTGGCGAAGCTCACGTAGGTGCTGCGCTGGGTGAAGGGCGTCGGCCTATCGATGTAGCGGCTCATGCTGTCGGTGATGGCCTTCTGTCCAGCTTTGGCGCTGTCGGTCATCGCCTGGGCCACGGCATAGCGGAACTGGAGATCCGTCAGCAGCGCCAGCTTGCCAACCTTCTTGGGGATGTTGGTTGTGATCTGCAGGTCAAGCATCACCCCTCCCCCACCGGCGCGTCCAGCAGTTCCTCCAGCTCCTGGCGTTTCAAGTCCAGGTCGCTGGGCAGATCCCACGCCATCCACTCGTCAGGGTCTGCGGCGCTGGTGACGGTGATGGTGCCGACCGTCTCCCAGCTGCTGACCCAGTTCAGGATCAGTTCCTGCCACCAGGCCAGCCAGGTCACGTCACGGCTGAGCAGATGGGACGGCGAGGCGGCACGTTTCACCGGGTGGCTGGCAGTTGCCTCAGTCTGCGGTGCGCATGAAAAACCCCGCCGGCCAGGGCGGGGATGAGGACCACTCGGACGCCACGTCCAAGGGC